ATTTAATTTTATCATATAAGTAAGAATAGAATCAGTGTCATTTGATAGTGCTGATGACTCAAGCGCAGTAACTGTATCAGATGCGTCTTGAATCCTAACAGTAACTTTACGACTAGTTCCACTTCCAAATCTATACTTACTTGTGCCTGCGTTACTGCCACCGCCTGCACTTCCAAAAATGCCTAATCTATTTCCACTAGAAGAATCAGCATGTAACGCTTGAAAACAGGTTAATGCAAAATCTGTTCCCGTTGGAGGAAGGGTGCTAGGCCCCTGTAAAACATTTGAGTTAGCTTGTATGAACTTTATGATTGGCTCATTGTTTCTTGTATTAAGAACTCCACTCGTTACAATCGTAGGTTGCTTAGATGCAGTGGCTTGAGTCAAATCATTACTGTTACCTGACTGGTCATACCAAGTTTCTACAAAGCCATCATTGCCAGAACCAACAAAGTCAACTAACGCACCTGCACTTATCTCAGAAACAGTAAAGTCTTGCTCACTATTGTCACTTGATCTACGAACACGCACAGCCTTGGGATCACCGCCAGTAAGACTACGGAGGCTGTATGCCGCCGCAGGACCAGGAGCAATCTGCGTAATGCTCTCTCCTACTTGGTTCAGCCGACGCTGCTGACCCAGGGCTGAGTCAAGGCTAATGTGCATATTAGACCCTGTGTAGTTGCACTAAGCTACCAGCACCGCTTACGGTTACGCTAGTAAAGTTGCCATAAATAATTGTACCTGCTCCAAAGGATGTAAGGAGGTCAGCAGAATTTTCTACATTAGTAGCTGTTAGTGCAGAGAGAGTTGAATCCTTAAGGAACTGAATAGCTCCAAACTTACCAGCGGTTGCACCGTCAGCAGCATTGATTACGATTGAACCTACGGAGCTAAACTCCAGTGCGTTATTTCTTGAACTTGCCATAGTCGTATATTATATCACAGGGGGTTATTATCGGGACTGCCGATTTACATAAGTGGAGAACCGCTTGTTTACGGTGTTGTTGTTAGAGATTATATCAACCTTTTCTAGTTCTAGGGCCAAGGCAACGGTAGCTGTATTTTCTTCAGCAAACGCCTTGTCGGTCTGACCGTCCATACGCAGGAAGTCAGCATAGGTTGCGTGCGCAAGGTAAGCAAAGAACTCCGCAGGAACCTCAACTGTGCTACCGGTAAAGTCCGCAACCGTTGAGCCTGTTACAGTAAATGGAGTAAATTGTTTCTTGTAAGTAACAAATGCTGAGTTGTCAGTCGTGCTAGTAATATTTAAAATATTAGCCCCATCGAAATCCACGAAGAACTCGTACTCTATTGCAGACTGATTGAGAAATGCTTTTTTGCGATGAATGCGATTAAAACTACCAATAGTATTTTTGCCTGTCTGTGCATACGGAATTAGTTGTTTATCAACAATTAATGGAGTGCCAGATAAATTAGCGGTTGTCAAAGTCCAAGTATCAACCTCAGAAGGGTTATCTTTCTTTTGACTATCAGCTTCTACTAAAAGTGTAATTGCAACACCAGAACCTGCTTGTACAGAAATTGTACCATCTGAATTTACAGAAATATTACCACTGCCTTCTATTTCCCACCGATTCGTGCTTGTTCTTTTGTATATGACAGTTGTATCAGAAGTTCCTAAAGAGGCATTGTAATAAACATTAGTTCCAGCTACTGCTCCATTTGCTCCATCATCTTGTCCGAGTAAAATATAGTTTCCATTTACTACAGACGAGGAGTCCGATGAGGTTCCTGCCCCTAAGCCGCTGATATTTAAGGAAATGATGTCACGCTCCTCAGAGGTAACTAAGTATCGAGGCCAGATTGGACTCTCGTTAAATGCTTGTAAGAACCTGCGATTAATCAGATTAGCCACATCATCTGCTTCCGTAGGAGCAAAGGATCCAACACCAGCCAGGGATTGGATTAACTTAAAAAGATCGCCGTAGGTTCTGGTCTGCATTAGATTTTATTTGGGCTAAGTTCTGGGAACTTCTTGTTGTAGTACTTTAAAAATTCTTTAGAATGCACGGTATCTTGACCGTACTTCTTGATTAGTCGAAAGTATTCTCTTGGTGGAATACTAGCAACTGGTTTGCCAAGAACCGGGTGAACTGTCCCCTTCAATTTCTTAGCTTCTTTGGCTGCCGCAGCAACTCTTTTGTGTTCTGTCTCACGCTCTAATTTAAAGCCATTCTTGATTTCACGCATAAAAGCACGATCAATCTCTCCATCAGAGTACCGCTTTAACTTAGGAATGATTACGTCCATAATTAAAAGTCGGGGGCCGAAGCCCCCAACTAGAATTAATTATTACGCGAATGAACCAAGGTCAATGATACGTAATGCGATAACAATGTTGCCAGCAGTCAAATCACCTGTAGTTCCGTTAACTTCAGCAAGAACTGAAGTCTCAGCTTGGAATCCTACAGCTTGTGATTGATTGCCAGTGAATCCATCACCAGAATTAAATACTGGTGCAGACATTGCATCAACATCAAGAGCATCAATGAACTCATCAGGATCACCACCTGTTGTGCCTACATCAAGAGTGATGTCAGTAGCACCTGCAAGTGCAGTGGACTCAAAAACACCAGCCAACTCTACAGCACCACCAGCAGGGATGGTTGCAATAGGAAGTTGTGTAGCAGTGCTAAGAGACTCTCCTGTGAATGGATTAGTTCCTGTCTTAATATCATTTAGATCAGAGAAGCTAAGTGATATGACATGAGTGTAGCCAGAAGTACCGGCTTCGTTTACTGTTAATTTAGCCATATTGGTATATCTCCTTTAGTTTAGGTTACGTCTTGGATAACACCGTGTGCGCCTGGGTGATAAACACCGAGGGTCAAAGCGCAATCAACAAAACCACGCTCACCGCCACCAAGATTTGGAAGGCGAGTGCTTCCCATAGGGATAAGCTCATGAACACCGTAGTACTCAGGATTGACGATATAGCCAGAACCAGTTGTTGTGTTACCGCCGAAGTTAGGCGCACAGTCAGGGTTTTGGTTAACGATTGAAACAACACCATGATCGGACTCGTAGAGGTCAACAGATAGCTTGATGCTACCGCTGTTGCCATCGTAGTTTACAGAACGAATTTGTTCTGCTGCACCAGCACTTGTACGAGCGAAGTCAGCTATCACGCGACGTAGACCAGTGTCAGCAACAAGCATAAGATTGTTTGCAGAACCAGTTACACGGAAGATAGAACTGATGATGTCGTTAAGTGCTGATTCGCTAAATGGCGTAGCATTAGCTTCAGTAGTTGTATAGATGCTATCAGCAGGTGTGCGATAAGCAGCAGGAACGTCAGAAGGACCAGCAGAATCAAGGAAATCACCAAGACCACGAAGTGCATTTGCTGTACCAGCACCATCTTCTGTGGCTTTGTCTTGAGTTCCAGCAAGTGTAGCTTCGACATCACGTTTTAGTTCACGGATAGCTTTAGCTTCAGCTTGTGCAATTTTAGCAGGACCAACGGAATCAACTGCTTCTTGCAGATCAGAAACCATGTAGTCACGACGGAATTTTTGGATGCGATTGCTAAGACGAGCGCGACTTGCAAACTTGTCCGTGAATGCTGAAACGTCAGCACCTTCCGAAATACCTGCAGTTACAGGTGCAGAAAGGCTGTCAACAGTCCACTCAACATTAGTTGCAGATGCACGTTCTTTATTAGCAGACGAAAGGATAGGAGTCTCTTCAGGCGCAAGAATAGTCAAGACATCAGTCAAGTCCTCACGATTTGAGACAGCCGATCCTGTATTTGTAGTATCGAATGTATTTGAGAATGCCATTTTATTTAATGATTATGAGTTATTGGCGCGAGGCCATTTGTAGTTTTCTAAGTGCGGCAAAATCACGTGGGTTACCCGATTTTTGAAATTGACTTTGCAGTTCCTTGAGTGCCTTTGCAGTTCTTGATTGGGATGTAGAAGCATTTGCATTACTTGTTGTCGCACTCTTGGGTGGTGTAAGTTTCATGCTTGGCTTACTTTCAGCTACTGGTTTACGACCATAGATACTGTTTGCTGCGTGAGCGAACCAGTAATCTAGTTGACCCGCAACATCCGGAGCTTCCTTTGCCACGATCTCTTTCATCTTTTGAAAACGAGCATCGTTGACTGTAGCCTCGTATTGTTTGCGTATGTCATTGTCTTCACCTTCTAGCCAGGATAGCTCTTCTTTCGCTCTCTGCTTGAAAGCAACTTCCATATTTGCAGCCTGTTCTTTGGCTTGTATTTTAGAAAGTTGATCAGGAAGAAAGGTCTTTTGAGCCTTACGCGCCTGTAGTAAAGATTTACGAACTTCTGCCTTGGTCATTTCTTTGCCTTCGATCTCAGTAATGACATCGTCAGCCGCATAGTCAGCACCTTCAAAAAGAAGGTCCTCAGCCCAGTTGACTATTTGCTCTACCTCTTCGGCCTTAGCTTGAAGGCTCTCGATAGAATCTAAATCCCCAAATGGGTTATTCTCTACTTTCTTTTTTGACTCAAGGGGATCTCGCTGTTGAAGCGAAGCCTCTAGTTTAGCTAGCTTTTCTTCTGCAGCTTTGCGTCTTGCGGTAAGTTCCCCAAAACGAGCTACAGCTTTACTGCCTAACTTATCAGCTAGTTCCCGTAATTCTTCTTCGGACGCGTTGTCCAAATCAATCTGTGAAAGAACATCCTCGGATGTTGATTCAACTTCTGGTTCACCTTCTTGGACCTCTTGAGTTTCTTGAGTTTCCTCAGTCTCCTCAACGACCTCTTCGGGTGTCTCTTCCGTTGGCTCTTCGTCAACTGGTTCTGATTCTGTCTCAACATTTTGTTGAGCCTTCATCTGCCCCAATCGGCGATTTGCAAAATCCGTTACGGATATATTAGTATTGTCCACTGGTATTTGGTCTGCCCCAGAGTCAGCAGTCGTGATTTCATCTGTCATAAGTTCCACTCATTTACGCCGAGAGATTGCGATACGTTAATATAACATAGGTGAACAGTTATTGCTCAACCTAGAAATTTTCACGGTGACGAACACTCAATTCTTGCCAGCTTGATAGTTGTAAAAGCTGATCGTAAGTAATAATTCGTCCAGATATTTGTTGAATGTTTTCGCTAGTTGCTTCGTGCAGTTCCTCGATAGCCTCTTCTCTGAGGTCATGCACCATCTTCATAAATCTAGCAAAAGCCTCGTAGTTGTGCAGTGTTTTTATATCGTCTTGGATATTCATATTAACTACATATTCTGAGTGTTAACATTACCCATCTGTGCAGGGGCTGTGCCAACTCGACCGATCTGAGCATTCTGCGCTTGCTGTATTTGGAAGGTGTACTGACCCTGGTATTTCTCCATGCGTCCTCGGAATGCTTCGTCCTGTTGTAGACGTTGTTGGATGTCGGGCTGCTGGGCGTATTGCTGAATGACTTGTATCGCAATCTGCGCGCCTGTAGGACGGGCTGGCATTTCAATACCTGCAAAAATCTTTGTAAGATCATCTGTGACATTCTTAACCATCTCTTGTTGAGCATTTTGTGCAGGTTGTAGAACTGCATCAGCCATGACTGGATCGATGCTAGCAGCTGCAATATCAAGTAATCCATCAACATTCATTCGGTTATTTACATTAAGTTGATTCAATGCAACGAACCCTTGTAGTTTCTTTTCTACTGTATCTGGGTCAGTGTCAAGCACATCAAAGTTAATCATGATGTCAAAGTTCTCGTTTGGATCTCCTTTGTTTATTACTTGAGGATCAGGGATACCAGTTACTTGAAAGAAGACCTCATCGGGTCCGAATCTTTGGAAGCACTTGTAAGCCATACGAATCACCTCAGATACATGGCTTAGGTACTTATCAACCATGAACTGTTGTCTGGATTGAGACATTGGGTCATTTGGATCCAGTCCAATCATCCGGTCAGCTTGATTAAGCAATGTCTGCTCCATCTCAAGTGAACCTTGATTGTACGCAGGAGTCGGTGCGAAGTCCAGATCACCCTTTCGGCGGTATGGAATCATACGACCTGGTCCCCAGTCATTAGGTGCTTGACCTACTGGGTGCAGGATTGGAGGCAAAGTAGCTAGGCTATTGCGGTCAATCCGTGAATCACGTTCTACCTTTACTTGGTTCTGAATACCACGAAGAATACTGGGAACAGTTGATACATCATATAGACGCTTGGTGTCCTCGGACAAGCGTGTTACTACTACGGGATAGTCTTCGTATCCGTTGAGTAGTTCGAACTTTGCATATCCAGGAGTCCCAGTTGCAACATCTCCATCAAAGTTCTTATGAAATACTGTGCAGTAAATTCCTTCAGAACCGTCTTCTTCGTTAATTAGTCTCTGATATCCGTAAATGATTTCAATAAGTTCATCGGCTTCGTATGCGGTATCTGTTAGGCTCATGCTGCGACGACCTTCCTCGTATCGCTCAAGGCTATCTATGTTTACACCCCGGTATCTTTCGATCATTGTATCTACGAAGTCCTGATCCCAGCCATCGGTTGTTACCTTGAGTTCTAGTTCTTGCGGAGTGTAATACGTTTTCCAGAAACAATACGGTGCGCGTTGCGGGTCAGTAACATATGGAGGGAAGACAAAGTCACCATCAGGTGCTAGGGTTTTGACTTCAGGACAATTAATTTGACGACGCACTACGGGCAGTTTTGCGATTCCTTGTTTACGTAGATCTTTGAGCGCATCCTTTGCTCGCTTTTCTGTAACGCCGTCAAAAACTTGCTGCATAAGCAGGATAAGTTCTTCATCGTTTTCACCTCGCTCGACAGCTTGAAAAATTTCTGGAGATATTTGTGCTATCTGTTGAAGATCAAGCTCTTGCTCAAAAGATCGATCCTCCATGTGCCATCCAACGTAGGTGACTAGAAGTCCACGTTCTAGCAGGTAATTAGCACCGAGTTCCATCTCCCTGTAAAAGCGGGGAATGTATCCGGATCGTATCATCCACTTAAGAAATCCTGACACAAGTTTGCTGCGAGCAATGTCCCCACTTTCCACGGGGAACGCTCTGACGTTAGCTCTCTTGAGTGCAGAAATAAATAGGGACGCAAGTTTAGTTATGCGTTCATCGATGAGATGGCACTCAGTATCGCTAGCACCCTCCCAAGGGAACGCATCAGATCCGTGCTTACGATGATCGCGGCTCTTGCCCGGCCACCAGTTGCGTCGGTCGTCGTAGCTCGTACGACATAAATCAAAATAGGATTCAAGTTCCGTTATTGTTTCTTA